CCTATCATGATAGACGAAAGTGGCTTCAGCTTATCCGACTTGCAAGATTTTGTTGGTGCTGCGGGTGAAGAAATCGTAGGGGGCGTCGGCGGTGCAATAGCAGGGCAAGCTCTTATCCCAATTCCTGTCTTGGGAGCAATGATTGGTGCTGCTGCTGGAGCGGGTGGTGGTAAATTAGTAGAAGAAGGCGTGGAAGGTCTTAGAGGGACGCAAGAAGAAAGTCTTAAAGAGGTTGGGAAAGACGCAGTTGTGGAAGCGGCTATTGCCGCTGCTGGTGAAGGTATTTTTGCAGTAGTCGCTAAGGGATTTGGCGCAGTCGCAGGTCGTGGTCGAGCGGGGAGTAAACTTGCTCCTGAAACTCAAAAAGAAATTGCTGATGCAATAAAATCAAATTATAAACCATCTTTATCAGCTATGGGGGCAAACTCTCTCGTAGCCAGACAGCAAGCTATGGCTGAAAAAGCTCTTGGTACATCTGCACGGTTACGACAAAATCACGAACAAATCATGCAGGATTTAGCCAAACTTCGTGCTTACGGCGCAGATGGCGGTGTTGACATTGATGCCACGGCTGCAATCTTAACGAATGCTGTGGAGTCAGGAGACACTGCGCTATTACAAGCAGAAAAAGTTGCATCTGATAAATTAATTAAGCACATGGATGACATAGCCGTTCAAATGAATAAAGCGGCAGAAAAAGATGAATTGTTGAATGCTGACATACAGGGGGCTTTTGTAGGAGCCTTTAAAGCGTTTGATGACAAGGTTAAAGAAAAGTTTGTTAATCTCGAAAACCTTACAAATAGCGCATTTGGTGATACCGCGTTATTTGATACTCGCGCATTAAGAGAAGCCGCGCAGTTAGAACTTGATAGATTGGTAGCGGCTGGATCAGGAAATCTTGGAAAATCTCGTGATGCTGTAAGAGAGCTTATGCAATTACCTGATAATGCTTCTTTCACTCAAGTATATAAGGCTAGAAAAACTCTTAATGACACTTGGATGGGTAACTACGGTTCTGACAGTGTTAAGTTAATGAAAGACAAGTTTCTCAATAAGTTAGATGATTTTATATCTCCTACTTCTGTCAAAAATGCCATGAGGCGAAAAGCGGCTGGTGACTTAACAGCCGAACAAAAGAAACTTTTTAAAGATGTTTCTGATCAAATACCAAAACTTCGTAGCTTTTTTAAACAGGGCATGGACAGTTTTGAAAAAGTTTCAAGTGCTGCAAGCATAAAAAGTTTACAAAACGCTGTTAAAGGTGGGAAAGAATTAAACCCAAAAGGGGCTTACGGTCGTTTTGTGCAAAATGACAATCCAAAACTTTTAAAAGACGCAAAAAAAGTTTTAGAAGAAAACTTAGATAAAGACACTTTTAATTCTTTAAAAGAACGTGCAGCCGCTGAGTGGCTGCGTAGAACAATGAGTGAATCAGGTTCTACTTTGGATAGCACTAAAAGATTTAGTGGCAGCAAGTTTAAGCAAAAGTTAGAAGATTTAGGTGGCACAGCCGATGAATTGTTCGGCTCTAATATAGGGGAAGTCCGTAGACTTGCAAACCAACTGAGCGCTTTGTCTTTAACTAGAATTAATCAATCTGTTATAAATGATTTTTCGAGAGCAGGTGCTGATGAAGCGGGGATCACTTTGCTTCGAAATGTTAAAGAGGCAATGGAAGAAAAAGCACAATTTGATGCTGCGGCAATAGCCAGAAAACTTCGTGCAGGATCGTTAATGCCTGATGAAGCTGCGGATTTACTAGCAAGTCCGTCCGTAAAAGGTAATGACATTACGAAACTGTCTAAGTTCTTTAAAAGGCCAGAAGAAATAGCTGAGTTGCAATCTTATTATATGAGAAATCTTATAGGAGATTTTGAAAGTACCTTTATGACAGACAAAAAGGCTTTCAGATTGCTTGCTGATCGACTTGTAAAAGCTAAAAAATCTGGAAAGCTAGACGCTATTTTCCCCAAACGAGAAGCAGATGCGATAGAAAAGTTTGGAAAAAATATGCAAATTCTTGGAAAGTCTGCTGATGGCGGTGATTTAGTTGCAGCTAATATTGCAGCAAACCCGCTAGAAAATATAGGCACACTTGCTCGACTTAGTGTGGTTGGTCAACTTTTATCAACTGGCCCTTTCTATACATCTTTTGCTGCTAAGTACGGTAAAGAAGCAGCCAAGGAAAAGACCACCGCTGGGAAAATGCAAGTGTTTTTAAATATTTTAAACGAAACTTCAAAATCTTTTGCCAAACAAAGTGCAGTACGCAGCGTGGTTGGCTTGGGTTCCTCCGCAAAAGAAGGCTCCGTAAATATAGCAAAAGACCTTAGAAATCAGTTTGAATCTAGTCAAAAAATCCCTACGACACCTAGAGCAACCCGAACAAGTATTCCAGTTCCAAGTGTTGATCCAGTTTTTGAAGCTCCCTCAATTCCAGTAACGCAGCAGTCCGTTAGACAACGAGCAGCAGAAGACCCTGCACTCGCCGCAACACTGTTAGGTGGCTTAGGCAGCGCGGGTTTACTCTAGTCTTCTATGACAGTAGCCAGCCCACCAATGCCTGATGCAGATGAAGCAGGGCGGCTTGGCTTGACACGATGCTGTACGGTCTCGTATGTTTCTTCGATCATGCGCGATAGCTGACGCCCAATTGCACGATCTTCATAGTCTGCAATAGCAACCAGTTTATCGTAAGCGTCTATAGAAACACCTACGGACTTATATTTTCCGGGGTTTGGCATTGGAGATTCCTTCCCATAAATGACCTTTTCACCTGTATATAATCCCAAGCTGCGTGGGTCAAGACCCAAGTACGGAAACAAGAAAGTAATTGTTCAAGGAATAAAGTTTGATTCCAAATGGGAATCTGAGCGGTATTTATATATAAAGTCACTCGAACGAGCGGGTACAGTCAAAGACCTTGAGCTACAGGTGCGCTACAACCTGATCGTTAATGACCAAAAGATATGCGCGTACATTGCTGACTTCCGTTACAAGCGAGAAGATAAGGACGGTGTGTGGCAGGAAATTGTTGAGGACGCCAAGGGCGTTGAGACGCCTGAGTTTAAGCTAAAGAAAAAGCTCATGAAAGCTTGTCTCGGTATTGAGATATTCTTGTCAAAAAAAGAGGGGCGCTAGGCCCCCCGTTGTTTAAAATACACCAGACGAACCATCACCATTAAATTTGCCCATTTCGACTTGCTGGCTCCGCCAACCGTCGTCCTCAACAAAAAGTCGAGACAAGTCGTAATCGGGCAGTTGTTCGCCACGATTGTTAAGCTCGTCGCGGTAGCGATTCGCGTGAACAAAGCACCAGTGCGCTTTTGTATGACCAGTGCATGTAGTAGCAGTGTTCAGCGCATTACGCATGTAAGCGTAAAGGGTTTTGATTGAAAGGTTGGTTAGGTTAGACATGACATACTCCTTTCAGAGTATAAGGGGGAAATCCCCGGTTGAAAATAAAAGAGCTAGAAACTCTCACCTTCTATAAATTTACTATATCCCATATATTCCCATATGTCAATACTTGAAATAAAAAAAATTATGTTGAAAAAGTTCTTGACACTAACCCACACTGTATGGTTATAGTTGGGACTCTAGTAATCAGCGGAAAGGAAGCGACATGGACAGTCGTAGATTATTCGAACGTCGAGATGAGCTTAAACACGTAATGAAGGAATTACGTAATGAGCTTAAAGACATTGAAGACAAATTGTCAGATAAGTTTTTACCAGCAGCGCGAGATGTCTTGCACTCAAACGGTAAAGACTTTGGCACTGCACAAATTGCGCAAGGCAATCAAAGACTTAAAGTAGTTGTGGGTAAAAAGATCACATGGGATCAGGACAAGCTGCGCGAGACATTAAACACAATGTCTTCAGAAGATGCGGTCCATTACGGCAAGCTGACGTTTGCTGTTGAGGAGCGTAAATTCACAGCGGCTCCCCCAGCTATCAGGGCAGAGCTTGAAGATTGCCGCACTGTTGAAGTGGGCAGAGTAACAGTAGAGGAGTTAGAGCAATGACTCTACAAATCATTACAGCAGATCAGCGTATGGCTGAGAAAAAAGGCCACAAGATCGTGGTATGTGGCGCAAGCGGTGTGGGTAAAACCACACTCGCTCGAACCCTCAATTCATCAACAACATTGTTTATGGACTTAGAGGCGGGTGACGCTGCAATTGAAGGCCACCCTATTGATGTCGTTCGTCCTAGAACATGGGTGGAATGCCGTGATCTTGCGTGCTTCTTAGGTGGAGCAAACCCATCACTGTCTGATGATCAACCATACAGTCAGTCACACTATGACTATGTGGCGCAAATGTATGGCGACACCTCAGAGGTGTGGCAGAAGTACGATACGCTGTTTGTGGACTCTATCACTGTGGCAGGACGTTTGTGCTTTCAGTGGTGCTTACAGCAGCCAGAGGTTCGCTCTGACAGGTCAGGCAAGGTTGATACTCGTGCAGTTTATGGAATGCACGGTCGTGAGATGATGTCATGGCTTACTCATATCCAGCACATTCGATCAAAGAATGTTATTTTTGTTGGTATCTTGGATGAAATCACTGACGATTACGGTCGCAAGCAATATAGCCTTCAGATTGAAGGTGCGAAAACAGGAAGAGAACTGCCCGGTATTGTCGATGAAGTCATTACTATGTCGATCATGTCAGGTGATCACGGTCAGTATAGAGCGTTTGTGTGTCAACCTCTGAATGAATGGGGTTATCCTGCAAAGGATCGCTCTGGAAGATTAGACACTCTTGAAGAGCCACATCTTGGCAAGCTCATTGAAAAGATGAATAGTGGCTCACCATTAACCGACAACGATCTTACGTTTGTCGATCCATCAACTCAGACTTCTAGCGAAGGAGAAGCATAATGTTAAATTTTAATAATGTACCAGTAGATGAAAACCCTCAGAACAAAGAGTTTTCGCTTATTCCAAACGGCACTATTGTGCGTGCAGTGGTAATTGTGCAGCCGGGTGATATCGAAATCCCTGAGTTTGGTCAGGGGCCGTGGTTCAAAAAATCGCAAAGCACATCTGCCAAGTGGATGAATCTTGAGTTTACTATTATTGGTGGTGAGTTTGATCGCCGTAAGTTTTGGCACAGCGTCTTTGTCGATGGTGACAAAATGGGGCCAAGCGGTATGCCTCTTGCAAAAGAGATTGGGCTAAGAACGCTCAAGGCTATCGTGGAAAGTGCGCGTGGGATTGATCCCGCTGACATGTCGCCTCAAGCGCAGCAGAACCGAAACATTAGTAATATGGCAGACTTGAGCACTATGGAGATTTGTGCAAAAGTGGGTATCAAGAAAGGCACCAATGGCTATAATGATAGTAATCAATTATTAGCAGCTATTACGCCGAACAGCAGGGACTTCTTGTCTCATGGCAGCATTCCAATGCCGCCAGCAGCCGCTGTACCTAATGCGGCCCAGCCACAACCAACTGCACAACCTAGCGGTGCAGTACCATCTTGGGCGCAAAAGTAATCTAGCGACAGGGCCGTTCCGCGCCCGCTAGAACA